GGGACACGACGATGGACCCGACCCGGCGGACCCTGATGCAAGTCCGGCTCGACGACGCCGCGGAGCAGACCGCGAAAGAGTCTCTCTTTCGGATCCAGGTCGGGATGTATTGGACGAATCGCAGCGGCAAGACGGCAGCTAGCTTCAAGTCTACCAGGGTCAAGTCAGGCCACTGGCGCGTGCAGTCGAAGAACAAGATCGCGACCTTCCTCGACAAGGGCACGGTGGCGCACGTAATCGAGGCACGGAAGGCTGGCGCGCTACGCTTCGTCGTGAACGGCTCGGTGCGGTTCGCGAAGCGCGTCTTCCACCCAGGCACCAAGCCACTCCGCTATGAAGAGGGCGAGGCCACGCTCTCCGAGCCCGTGCTGGCAGCGCGCGCCGATAAGGCGGCCATGATCGCAGCTGACCTGTCGGGGCTCTTATGGCGCTCCTGATAGCAGGCGAATCGTTCCCGCTCGCAGCGGGCACCGGCGCGTTCGTCCAGCCGTATGCCGACCAGTTCCTCTATCGGGTGATCGACTTCTACCAGTGGGGTCTGAACAACTACCTCACGACCTCCTACGTCAACGCGATGGGCGGCCAGGTAACGGTCGCCACAAACCAAGCGTGCCCCACGACGACGCAGGTGGACCCCGAGCCGTGGCTCGACTCGTTCACCCCGATCAGGCCGCCGCTGCTTTCGATCTTCCCGATGCGTGTCGAGTTCGCTCGGCACTCTCTCGAGAAGGACAACGCCGTCTTTCACTACGGGATCCGCTACGTCCTCCCTGCGATGGCGTTTGACCAGTATCAACGCGTGAGCCCAATCCTCACATCCGCGTGGAACCTGCTCCTGCTTCTCACCGAGAAGCGCGGCGACCCGGCCTATACCCCGGTCGGTAGCACGCTCGGGGCAAACCCGTGGGCGCTCGCCGGTGTGCAGGAGCTTTGGTGGGAGACCGCCGAGTTCGGCTTCCTCGCGGGGCACGACCAAGGTCACTTCATGCCGGCGTTTTTCGCGAGTCTCAAGGTGGTCCGCGAGGACAACTTCGACGCCACGAACACCGGGAACGTATTCACGTACGCGACCGTGACGGCGACCGTTGGCGACAGTACCGGCCTCGACGTCGTGCCGACCGTCGTTGTTCAGAGCGACGTCGGCTTAGCCACAAATTACCGAAAGGGAGCACCCGATGATTGAGTTGCGATTCCGCGGCGTCGACGCCGTCGACGTTTGCGACGTACACGCCATGCAATTCGCGCAGCGCCGCGCGTTCATCGGCAAAAGCTGGAGCGAGTCCGAGACCCGCTACACCCTCGACGCCGATGCGTCGTGTATCCGCATGTCCCACGGAGAGCTCGGGATGCACCGGTCTTGGTACGTCAACGCGTGCAAGGCCGGCGAGCTTCATTGCGCCGACAAGGCAACCGCGGACGTGCTCGGACTCCCGTTCTCCGCTCCCGCCCCGCTCTCTCTCTCCGCGCCGAAGCTCGCAGCGCCGCCCGCGAAGGAGGGCTGATCCATGGGTACTCTCAATATTCCGCTTACCGGCATCGACCCCAACGGCCCCATTCCCGGCGTCTACGCCGAGGTGCGCTACGCGCAGGGCGACGTTGCCGGCGATCAGAGCCCCAAGAAGGTCCTGATCATTGCCAGCAAGACGGCCGCAGGCGCCCTCACGCCGGACACCGCGGTTGGCGGGCCTTACGCCACCGAAGCGGCCGTCATTGCCGACTGTGGCGCCGGATCGCCCGCGCACCGTATGGCGAAGCGCTTCCTCTCGCTGTGCAAGAGCGCGCTTGTTTTTATCGTGGCGCCCGCCGTTTCGGCCGGATCTGCTGGGGTGGAAAAGCTCACGCTGACCTTCTCGTCTCTGTCGAACCCGGCCGCGTCCGGTACGGCGAACGTCGCGGTCTGCAACGTGATCTGCACCTACGCGTTCACCACGTCGGACACGGTGACCACGATTGCCGCCGGCCTCGCCGCGGCCATCAACGCGCAGGCAATCCTTCCCGTCACCTCCTCTTCTGCGATTGGCGTTCTGACGATCACGGCGAAGATCGTCGGCCCGGAGCCGAACTCGATCCGCTGGTCGGCGTTCACCCAAAGCGGCTCGGCCACAAACCTCCTCCACAACGGCGCGGCGACGCAGCCGGACGCCGCTTTCGGCACGTCGGGCCAGGCCGGCGCGGCCATCGGAATCACCGCGTGCTCGTACACAAATGCGCTCGCGACGGTGCTGGCGACCAAGTACGACTACATCGTTCCGCACGTTCAGGACGCGACCAACCTCGGTCTGCTCTCGACCCAGGTGCTCTCGCAGGCGCTGCCGACGACCGGTTTTAGGCAGCAGGTCATCTCGGGCTCGAGCCTCTCGACCTCGGCGGCGACCACCGTGGCGACCGGCCTCAACAACCCGCGTATGCAACTCGCGAATCAGAACGCGTCGCCCGAGGAGCACTACCTCACTGCGGCTTCTGTGGCGGCGGTTCGAGTGCTCTCGGAGATCTCCGACCCTAGCACCAACTACGACTCGTACGGCCTGAAGAGCGGCAACAACTTCCAGCTCAAGGCCCCCGCGCTGGTCGCGAACTGGCCCGTCCCGGCGACGGACTTCCTGGCCGCGCTCAACAACGGCGTTACCCCCATCGGCGTATCGGACGCTGGCACGGCGTATATCGTGCGAAGCGTCACGACCAGAAGCCTGAACGGCGGCACCGCGGACTACCGTGCTCGGGATACGAGCGTCGTCACCCTCGCGGATAAGTTCGCGGGAGACGCGGCGGCGAAGATTCGTAACGCGCCGTTCTCGAAGATCACCGACGACCCGATCGACTCGAACTCGAAGCAGCCCCCGGCCGCCTTCAACACGCCGAAGCGCACCCGGATGTTGATCGAGACGCTCATGCGGGACTACAACAACAATGGCTGGATCAACCCGTCGCAGCTTCAGACGATGATCCTCGGCATGGCTACCGGAGTGAACTCGACCAACCCGAGCAGAATGGACGTCGCGACGCCGTTCTACGCGGCGATCATGCTCCACGCGACGGCGCTTCTTGTCGAGGAGTCCTCGCCGAGCGTCTGACCCAACCCGAAGCCGCGCGATCGAGGGGACACGACCGCGGCAACACAAACGAAGGCGCGACTACGCGCCTCACAAGCGGCCCCCTTGCACGTCTCCCCTCCGTGCATTGGGGGCTTTTTTCTATGCGAAGCGCGCATCTCGCGCGTGCGCGGCGACTCCGTTACACCATGAAAGGCAGGGTATCACATTGAGTTTGCAAGCCTACGAGAAGGGTGCCCTGTTCAAGGACGGCGCGCTCCTCGCCGAAACGACCGACTTCAACTTCGAGCACGACCCGCAGTTGCAGCCGATCTTCACCCAACAGAAGGGCTTCGCAGGCATCTCGCCTGGCGCCGAAATTACGCGCATCTCGGTGAACTCGGCCGTGCCTCGCGTTGGGTTCGAGGTCGACTATCTCGCGTCGCTCCAAGGCCTCACGGTCGTGGAGATGACCCTGTTCGGGCACTCGCAGAAGACGACCTGCAAAGGGTATATCACGAACGTGAAGCAGCAGTTCGGGGTGAACCAGGCGGCCTCGGTGTCGTTCGACTTCATAGGCGAGCCCGCGAACGCGTCGACGTTGTGAGCCTTGGCGAGCCTCGCGCTCGCCGGTCTCAATAAGCCTTCGATGACGGACTAGCCTTTCCGGGCATGGCGGCATCGAGGGCTTATTGAGGGATCCACATGAAAGCATCTGAAGCGCTAAGCGCAGTAGGCAAGAACGGCCCGCCTAAGGGCATGTCTCCGTCCTCTGTGGTCGCCGACCTCATCTCGCGCGGCAGGCCGCCGTTCAAGGTAATCGACTTCCCGCGGTTCGACGTGGACGGGAATTCGATCTGCAAGGTGTTCATCCGCCTCCTTTCGGTGCGGGAAGAGGACCTCGCGCTCGCCAACGCTCGGCGGTACGTCGCGGGGATCGTCGGCAAGGGCGATGACCTCGGGTGGAAGCCGGAGGAGCTCGAATACAACGCGCGGGTTACGGAGATCGTCGCGATCGCGTGCCGCGACGCCGACGACCCGAGTAAGCCATTCTTCGAGAACGGCGTCATTGAGGCGCGGGAGCACTTCAACGCGGAAGAGTTTGGCGTCTTGGCGGCTACCTACGCTCGCCTCAAAGACTCGACGCACCCGAAGCTGCTTGAGCTTACCGAGTCCGAGCTTGAGGACTGGGTGACGACGATCGCGAAGGGGGTGCTTGCCGACCCTTTCGCCTACTTGCCGCACGCGCGGCTGGCGATCCTCTGCGAATACTGCGTGAGGTCGTTGGTCGAGGTGCGGGAGGCGCTTGCGGCGTCGACGGCGGAGTCTGGGACTACCCCGACTCCGACCTCCTCCTAGTGCTCGGAATCCTGCGGGCCGTGGCTCAGTACGAGAAGAGTCTTCCTAAGCGCTGACCCCATGGCAAACGTCGTAATCAACTTCAAGGTCGGCGGCGGCGATCTCATCGATCGCATGACGCGCACCGTCTCGCAGTCGCTCGCCAAGAGCGCGGCCGAACAGGTGCGAATCGGCGCGAAGCTCAACGCGGACTTGCAGCGCATGGCCATGAAGGGCCACGTCGAGCGCAGCAAGATTGCCGAGAAGGGCGGCGTCCAGGCCGTTCGCGACGCGTCCAAGGCGAAGATTCAGATCGCCCGAGACGAGGGGCGCGAGCGAGCCCGTATCGCCGCCGCGTCTGTGCGGGAGCAGGCGCGCGTCCAGGTCCAGGCGAATCGGCAAGAGGTGGCGCGCCAGGCTCGCGAGAGCCGAGCCGTAGGGAGCGCACAGGGGGCCTTCTCGGGCGTCGGTGGCGCCGTGCTTCGCGGTGCCGGCGTCGGGCTCATGAAGGGCGTTTCGGCGGTCGGGCGCGGCGCCATGACCGCGGCGCGCGCCCTCTCGGACGGCGTCGGCGTTGACCTGAGCCTGTCGCATGGGATCCGCCAGCGGACGACGCAGGAAAACCTTGCCGTGAACCTCTCGAATGCCGGGTACATCGCGGGCGACAAGAGCAACGGCAAGCGGCGGGACACGTCGGAGATCATGGGCCTGGCGAGCGGGGTAGGGCTCCAGACCGCGACGGACCCCACCGAGGTCATTCAGGCCATGGCCGACATGACCAGCGTGTCCGGCGATCTGTCCACGTCGATGGGCTCGATCGCCAGCCTCGCGAAGCTCGCGAAGGCCACCGGGTCGAGTCTAGGCGACATGGCGATGGGCGCGGGCAACGTTGCTGCGCAGCTCGGTGACGTCGCGGACGCTGGCGAGCGAATGAAGATCGTCGACACCGTCATGCGGACGGTAGCCGGACAGGGCAAGCTTGGCGCGGTCGAGATCAAGGATATGGCGTCGCAGATGGCAAAGCTTGCCGCGCGCGCGTCGGAGTTTTCCAGCCCAGACATCGGCGGCACCATGGGCGCACTTGGCGCCCTCGCGCAGGAGGCGCGGGCAAGCGGCGGCGCGGCATCCGCAAGCCAGGCGGCGACGTCGGTAGGCTCGTTCGTCAATCAGTTCTCGAAGGGCGCGCGGCGCAAGTCGATGGCGGCCCAGATGGGCGGCGACATGTCCAAGGTCGAAGACAAGAGTGGGAGGCTTCTCGATCCGGAAGACCTGATTGTGAACATGCTCAATGCCACCAAGGGCAACAAGACCAAGATGGGCGGCATGATTGCGGACGCCCAGGCCCAGCGCGTAACGCGCGGCTTCGCGACCAAGTACAACGCGGCGGGCGGAGGCAAGGCAGGCGAGGCTGCCGTGCGCGCCGAGTTCAAGCGCTTGAAAAGCTCGGCCATGGGAGGCGGCGAGGTCCAAGAGTCCTTTGACCGCTCCATGGACACCACGTCGTCTAAGGCCGCCGTCTTCCAGCAGAAGCTCGATACGCTCGTCGCTGGGCTCGCGGACAAGGTCCTGCCGGCGCTCATCAAGCTTGCGCCAGCGGCCGAGAAGACC